AGCAGTGGATGGGCGACAACTACGAAGAGATTTACCTGCCGCTTGAGCCTTGGATGGAACGCCCAGACCCTAAAGTGTCGCGCTCGTTCTTCTTTGTAAACATCTTTACGGATCTGTTCATGTACGGCGTCGCGTACGCGTACATCACCCGCCGCTATGCACCGCAAGGTTCAGGCGCGCAAGGTTTCCCCGCCGCGTTTACATGGCTGCCGGCATCAAACATGAGCAGCACTAAGCAGACTGGCTATCCGCAGTTTTACGGCCCATCGGACGAACTTGAGTTCAACGGGCAACCCATCGCAGATGTAAACAACGTCGTGCAGTTCATTAGCCCAATTGAAGGCATTTTGAAGATTGGCGCGCGAGCCATCAACACCAGCATTTATTTGGATCAGGCCGCAGACCGCTATGCCCAGCTGGAAACTGTGCCGGGCTACCTGCAACAGATTGACGGCGAAGACTTGTCGGGTGAAGACCTTGGGTCTTTGGCTTCGGCTTGGGCGCAGGCGCGTAAACAAAACGCCATCGGTGCTTTGTCGCGTCAGGTTGAGTTCCGCGAATACAAGCAAAACCCCCAAGAAGTCATCTCGGAGCAGCGCAAGTATCAGGCACTGGAAATGGCTCGCCTGTGCAACATCCCCGCCTACCTTGTCTCGGCTCCAACTGAGGGCGCGTCAATGACGTACCAGAACGCACAGCAAGCGCGTCAGGATCTGTATCTCTTTGGTGCGCGCATTTACCTTGACTGCATTGAGCAAACGCTGAGCGCGGACAACATCCTTCCCCGCGGCCGTTATGTCGAGTTTGACATTGACGACTACATGGAAGAAAACATGAACGACACAGCAACTAAGAGAATTGACGAGGTCTCGTATGATTGAGTTTGTTTCTGTACCCATCACGCTTGACGCGGCCGCAGGTGAGGAAAGCCCCCGAACCATTACGGGTGTGGCTGTACCTTGGGACACGCCTGCGACCGTGTCCAGCGGTGAACGCGTTGCCTTTAAGCGTGGCGCGTTTGATGTAAACGCTAAAGCACCTAAGTTGCTCGAAGGCCATGACATGACGCAGTTGCGAGGCATCGTTACTGAATTGGTTGATGACGAATCTGGGCTTTTGTTCGTAGCGAAATTCGCAAAAACGCCTGCTTCAGATTCTGCAATCGAGTTAGTCAAGCTTGGCGCGTACGATTCGGTCAGCGTTGGTGCTGTACCGGTCAAATACAAGTTCGACAAGTCAGGCACCATGGTGGTGTCTCAGGCAAATCTTGTCGAAATCAGTCTTGTTGCACAGCCCGCATTTGCGGACGCTGTCATCACAGAAATCGCTGCTTCCCAACCTGAAGAAGGTGAAGAAGTTGTCGAACCACAACCCAATGACATTCCTGAGGAGGAAACCATGTCACAAGAAACCCCAGCGGTTGAGGCTTCGGCTGAAATCGTTCCGACCGCACCAATCGTTTTCGCAGCTGCGAAGCGTGAAGTCAAAATGCCAACCGCAACCGAGTACCTTGCAGCAGCAATCTCAGGTGGCGATCAGTGGCGCGCAATGAGCGAAGTCGTACGTGCAGCCGCACCAGACATCGTCACCAACGACACACCCGGCATCCTGCCAACCCCAATCGTTGCCCCTGTTTACAACAACTTCATCGGCCGTCGCCCCGTTGTTGACGCAGTCGGTGCAAAGGCAATGCCCGGCGGTGGCAAAGTATTCATCCGTCCAGAGGTCACCACACACACCAGCATCGGTGCATCCATCTCGGAGCAGTCACCAACCGCAGGCACTCTCGTTGTGTTCAACAATCAAGTGACTAAGCAAATCTTTGGTGGCTATGTAAACATTTCGGAAGCCGACATCGACTGGACAGACCCAGCAATCTTGCAGGTCGTTCTCGACGACATGGGCCGCATCTACGCAAACGCGACCGACAACTACGCAGCAGACCAGTTGGCTTCTGGTGCAACAACCACCAGCAACTTCACTGCAACATCAGCAAGCGACCCTGCCTACTGGGCATCATGGGTGGCAGCAGCAGCGTCCGGCATCTTGACCGCATCAAACGGCAACTTGCCAACACACCTGTTCCTCAGCCCCGGCATTTGGCAGGACTTGCTCGCGCTTTCCGACACAGCAGACCGTCCACTGTTCCCACAAGTTGGCCCAATGAACGCATTTGGCAACCTTGCACCCGGACAGGCAAACGGCAACGCTTTCGGCTTGTCAGTTGTCGTAGACCGTAACTTCCCATCACAGACACTCATCGTTGGTGACGCATCGGGTTACGAACTCTTTGAACAACAGAAGGGCGCTATCAGCATTGACTCGCCATCGACCTTGTCTCGCACAATCGCATTCCGTGGCTACTTCGCCGCGCTGATGATTGACTCAAGCAAGTTCGTCAAGGCAGCATTCGTCTGATCCACGGGTAGTTCGGGAGAGGGTCTGAGATGGCAGTAAGCACTATCACGCACGTGCGACGCGTAGACAACTACGCGGCTGTCCAGACCCTTACCGACGCCGAAGTGCAGACGGGTGATACGGTCACGGTTGCAGCTGTAGCCATTGCTGGTTTCAACGCCACAGCCACAGTTGTCTCAACCGAGCCGTATTACCTAGATGGTGTCGATGACGAGGGGTATCTAGTTTTTGACTATGACATACCGCGCGCTAATCAGATCATCTATGTAAACAGCGGAGCCGATGTTGCTTATGAGGCCGAGTCCGGGACATTGACGTATACACAGTCGGTGTCTTGGATTATCGCTTCAGACGTAACTTCTTGGCTGGGTATTGACGTGGCTACGGCTAACGACACAGCGTTTGTAACGGTGTGTGTAAACGCTTCTAACGCGTGGTGTTACCGCAAGCGCCGCGAGGCGGGTTATGTCGACTCGATGACAACCGTGCCTAGTGCCGACGTAAAACTCGGCGCGACAATGTACGCGGCAACGCTTTACCGTGAACGCGGATCAGTGGACTCATTTGCGTCGTTTGACTCAATGGGTATTCCTGCTGCACCGTCGGCCACGTTAGGCCGCATCATGCAGTTACTTGGCTGTGGCAGGGCGCAGGTTGCGTAATGCCTGCATCGGGAATTCTTGTTGACGCTGTAAACGCAGTGAAAACCGCGCTGAACGGTCTCGGCCTGAAACCGATTACAGATCCGCGCAACGCCCGCCCAATGTCTGTTTTTATTGAACTACCAACTGTTTCTGCGTTTACATACAACGTCGGAGACATAACACTTCGCTGCCGTGTCTTGGCCCCACCCCCAGGGAACCAAGACGCGGGCGATTATTTAATGACCATCGCTGACCAAATAATGAATTCGGCGATTGCCGTCACTGATCTGTCACCCGGTGTGGTGTCGGTCGGTGGGCAAGACTTACCAACCTATGACCTCACAGTTCGTGTGGCCATAAAACGAAACTAAGGAATACAAAATGGCTACGACCACTTTTCTCAGCAATGCAACTGTAAACATTACGCAGGGCGCAACGTCCTACGACGTGTCAGATCAATGCACTGCACTTACTTTGACCATCGGTCAGGACGAACTTGAGTCGACCGCGTTTGGCGACACTGGCCACAAGTACGTTGGCGGTCTTCAGTCCGTCGAGGTCACAATGACCTTGTTCCTGTCTTACGGCACAGGCGAAGTCGAGCCAATGCTTGCAGCAGCTGTCGGTCAAGGCTCAACTACTTTGGTGATTAGCCCATCAGGCACAACCGAGTCCGCGTCTAACCCTGAGTACACCATCACAGGCGCAATGCTTGCAAACGCCCCAGTAATCAACAGCACCGTCGGTGAGTTGGCTTCTGTGGATTTGACTTGGGTCGGAGGCACTTGGGCGCGCGACGTCACAGCACCGTAAACATTAGTTAGGGAGAAACACATGAAAATCAAACTGCAAGTCACCGAAGCAGGCGGTAACGCCTACGAAGTGACAACAAATCTGTTTACAGTCGTGGCGATGGAGCGCAAGTTCAAGATCCGTGCGTCAGACCTCGCTCAAGGTATCGCGCTTGAACATTTAGCGTTCTTAGCGTTCGAGTCGTGTAAACAACAGAACATCCCGGTGCCTATCTCATTTGACGATTACCTGAAGAAACTTGACGGTATTGACATTGTGAGTGAGGAAGCCGTAAACCCTTCAGACGGGGCAGTTACTCCCGACAACTAGCCGAGGTGCTGGTTGCGGTCGGTTTCTGGCCCAGAGAAATACCGTTTGACACTCAAGACCTAGTAACGGTCATTGATGTGTTGAAAGAACAAGCGAAAGAAGCGAAACGTGGCCGCAAGCATTAGAACCGACATGGTGGGTGCTAAAGAGGCTGTCCGTTCGCTGAACAAGATTGAGCCGGGTTTGCGTAAACAGTTTGCTGCACAGGCAACCGAGATTGCCCAGCCTGCTATTCAAGAAGCACAGAACCGTTACACGGCTATTGGAATTCCTTTGTCGGGTATGTCCCGCAACTGGCAACAGAATGGGCGTAAGTTATTCCCATACAACGTTTCTAAGGCTGTGCGAGGTTTGAAGGTGAAGGTGGAAGGCGACCGTCGTAAGACCGCGGTAATTCTGCTGGAACAACGCGACGCCGCTACCGCTATCTTCGAGTCGGCTGGTCGTACTAACCAAAACAGTCTCGGCGACTCGCTTGGGCCGTTGTCGCCCGGTCGCACCCGCGTTCTTGGGCCGTCGCTTTACAGTAAACAGGATCAGGTGTCAGGCGAAATGCAAAAGGCTGTTCAGGCTGTGATTGAACTTGTAAACAAGGAGTTGCGCTAGTGGCTATCAGTATTCCCATTATTGCTGAGTGGAACGGCGGCAACGTTATTTCAAAAGCCAAGCAGGAGTTCAGCCAGCTTGAGGGTGCAGGCAAGAAAGCCCAGTTTGCTATTAAGAAAGCCGCAGTCCCTGCAGCTGCCGCGTTGACTGCTGTCGGTGCAGCATTATTCGACGCCACAAAAGGTGCTATCGAAGACGCCGCAGCACAAGACTTGCTCGCTAATAACCTGCGGAAAACCACTGGGGCAACCGACGCTCAGATTGCGTCCACCGAGGATTGGATTAGCACTCAGGGGCAGTTGTTGGGTGTCGCCGACGATGAGTTGCGTCCTGCGCTCGCCAAGTTGGCTAAGGCGACTGGTTCGGTCACTGAGGCACAGAAACTAGCCACACAGGCTATGGACATAGCCACCGCCACTGGAAAGCCCTTGAACACCGTTGTAACGGCGTTAGAGAAGGCTTACGGCGGAAACATGACCGCACTAACCAAACTGGCTCCCGAATACCGTGACCTGATTAAGGACGGCGCGTCATTTGAGGAAGTCATGTCGATGCTGGCCAAGACGACGGGTGGCGCGGCTACCGATGCGGCTAATACCGCTGCGGGACAGTTCAAGCGTATGTCGCTGCAGTTTTCCGAGACTAAAGAGTCCATTGGTGCTGCACTGCTTCCAGCACTCGAAAAGGTACTGCCGTACCTAACCAAGTTTGCCGATTGGGCCGCTAAAAACCCGACGCTCTTCTTGACTGTCGCTGGGGCTATTGCCGCTATTGCCGCGTCCATCATGGCTGTAAACCTTGCCATGGCACTTAACCCGTTTTCGGCCATTGCGGCTGGCATCGCACTTTTAGTCGTTGGCGTGATTGCCGCCTATAACAAGTTCGAGACATTCCGCAACGTCGTCCGATCTGTTGTAAACGGCATCGCGTCCTATTTTGAGTTCATGGTTAACGCGTGGGCTACCGCCATCAACTTGGTTATTCGAGGCATCAACCTTGTGAAGCCCGGCAAAGACATTCCTAGCATTGGCAAGATCAACATCGGCCGTTTGGGCGAGGAAGACGCTACTCGTGGTCTAGCCGACTCGCGTATTGTTGCGCTCGCTCAGGGAGGCATTGTCACGGCCCCAACACTGGCGATGGTGGGTGAAGGTGGCGAACCTGAAGCGGTTATCCCGTTGAGCCGTATGGGCGACTTTGGTATGGGTGGCAATAACGTCACCATTCATGTAAACGGTGGAGACCCACAACAAGTAGTCGACGCATTGCGCCGCTACATGCAACTAAACGGATCTGTGCCTATCAGAGTGAGCGCCTAAATGCCGTACACAGCGCCGACCGTCAACTACGCCACTACCCTAGAAGGCACATACACAACCCTTACAGGGGTGCAATCTGTAAACATTGCTCGCGGCCGTCAATACTTCCAAGACAATTTTCCAGCCAGCAGTTGCGTCATCGAGTTAATTCCTGCGACAAGTTATGCGACGCCGTTAGCGATTGGCCAATACCTTGACGTACGCGACGCAAACACCAGCAATTCACCGTGCTATTTTTCAGGCCGCATCACAGACGTCCAGCGTGTTTACGGGATGCCATACAATTCTGGTACTGGTTACGCACCTGCCGACCGTATTGTTGTGACCGCTAGCGGCACGACAGGGCAACTTGGACAAGTCCAGGTTAATTTGAATGAACTTTCACAGGATGTATCTGTGGCAATGCAAACAATCACATTTGCTGCATTATCGCTCCGCTTAGGTTTTATCGGCACAAATGTAAACACATCCGCGTTTACGGCTGAAAGCTCCGCATTAGACGCAATGAACATGGTTCTACGAACTGGTCAATACGTTATGGACGATTGGGACATGAACCGTTTAGGTTTAGGGTCTCCAAAGATTTTTAACGCGGTGTTTGTATATCAAATTGGTAGAAACTTTAGCCAAAACTATGCGTTTGGCGACACGGGTACCGGGCAGCGTTTTAAATCAATTGAGTATTTGTCGTCGGCTCAGACCACGTTTGACAAGGTGCAGGTGCGACCAACCGCATACGCAGAGCAAACTGTTAGCGGCACAAACAATCTGAATACCCTTGTCTACGACACTTATAGCAACTCCACAGCGGACGCTTTGTCGTTAGCCAATTATTTGTACAATCTGCTATCGGGCCAGTTAACAGCTGTGCCGCATCGCATCTCAACAGATACCACTGTCGCTGCCAACTGCATGGACCTTGTCAAACTGGCGGACAGCACAGACAGTTTTTGTGCAATTGGTCAAGAAGCGTCTGTGACGTTTCGCGGATCTACGGTGCCGGGCATTATTCAAGGTTTTAACGCGACGTTTGATGTTGAGAAGGCAAGTTTGGTTGTTTACATGTCGCCGTCTTTGGGTCAGCCGTTTACGCTTGACAGCACCACGTTCGGTGTTCTCGACACGAGCAGGTTGGGTTACCCATGATTCTCGTTCTTTTTATTGAAGGAAAGTAAGGTATTGGTATGAGTTATCCAGTTTTTGCTGCGGGGGATGTGCTTGGCGCTGCCGATATGAACGCGGTCGGCTTGTGGCGCGTCACGACTTGCACTGTTTCGAGCGCGGGTGGTACGGCGGCTACGGCGTCTAACGGCGTTATCACTATCGGCACAGGCAACACCAGCGTGACCGTAAACAACGCGTTTTCGGCTGATTACGATAACTACAAAATAATCGTGAGCGGTGCTTCAGCGACTACTAATGTAAATGTGGCTATGACATTAAACGGTGGAACTACTGGGTATTTTGGTTGCCTTGTTTATGGTTTGACTTCTGGAGGTAGCCCATTGTTAGCAACTAACAGCAATGGCAGCGCATGGAGTTTTGTTGGGTATCAAACAATTGATAGTGGCATCAATTTAGTGATGGATGTTTTATCGCCCAATTTGGCAGAGTGGACTTCAATCCAATCTTCTTACATTTCTACCGGCGGTGCTGGCACTTACACAGGCAACCGCCAAGCCACAACGCAGCACACAGGTTTTACTTTGACACCCGATAACGGAAACATGACGGGTGGAAAAATTCGCGTATACGGGTACAGGAACTAGCCATGTCCGACACCATACTCGTAGCCCTAATAGGTGGCGGCTTCACCGTAGTAGTCACACTGATAGAAGTCACCCGCCGACAAAACAACCGTGACCACGGCGACAACTCACGCAAACTCGACTACCTAGCCGACCTATTCCGTGATCACCTGAAAGGCCACAAATGAACCCCAAAGCGCAAGCCGCACTCAACTCCTACGCCCGCGCCCTAGTCGCCGCAGCGCTACCCGTATGGGTCGCCACAAACGACTGGAAATCCACACTCCACGCACTGTGGGCCGCAGCCATCCCACCAATCATGCGCTGGGCAAACCCCAGCGACCCAACCATCGGACGCACCCAATGATCAGCACTAGCCACACCGTCACCACAACCCAGTCAAAGATTCTCGCCAAATCAGACTCCAGCCGCTCCATCTACGTCCACGTCCAAGGAAACGGCACCGTTTACCTAGGTGGCGCAGACGTCACCACCAGCAACGGATTAGCCACCCAAAAACACACGACACCCATCGAGTTCGTAATCCCGTCACAAGACGAACTATGGGCCGTTGTCGCATCAGGCACCGAAGACCTACGCATCATGATTTCCAAATCCAAGAGCGGTGACGCGTGACCCGCAAATACCCGTTCTACCCGGCATACAACGGCGGCAAAGCCAGCCCCGTTTTGACGTGGTTTGTGAAGGCCTGCAACAAACGCTGGGGCTTCACCAATCTCGGCATATATGTGAACCGTGCCGTCCGCAACCCCTACGCCAAAGGCGCGCTCAGTACCCACGCCACAGGCTGGGCTTGCGACGTTGGGTATCCAAGTACCAGAGCAGGCCGTAAAACCGCTCTAGAGGCTTGGGAGTGGCTTTTAGCGCACACTGAAGAACTACGCATAGCCGAAATACACGACTACCGCTTCGGCGAATTCGGCAGGGGCTACCGCTGCAGTCGTGGCGAAGGTCAAAAAGGTGTTGTCGAGTACCGCAACGCTAAAGAGTCCGCAGGCAAAGGCGGCTCGTGGTTGCACGTTGAGATCGAAGACACTTGGGAGTCGGCGAAGGATTTTGAAGCTGCGTGGCGCGCTTTACCTAAGCCGTAGGACGCTGTCAACGCTTGGACACGTTGACGGCTAGCGGGTGGGGTTGTTGGTTTCTCCCCGGCTCCACCCGCGTTCTCTAATGCTTGACATTGTGTTTACGATTGTTTACGGTGGCGGTGTCGCCAAGGACAGGAGAAACAAATGACAACATTCGACGACCTACCGTTGTTTCGTAACACCGACCCAGCAGGGTCTGTAAACGGAGCCAAGCACATTACGCCTAAGCGCGGATCACAGGCCTACAGCCTGCTCATCGCGTACATGGGGTCACCCGTTTACGGCTTAACCGACGAAGAAGCCTGCACCATTCGAGGCATCCATCACGGCTGGAAGCGTTGCGCCGACCTACGCCGACTCGGCCTTATCGAACCGACCGGGGATTACCGCCCAACCATGGCAGGCGTAAACGCTATGGTCTGCCGCATTACCGACGCAGGCTGGGAGGCAGTCAAATGATCGACGGCATCGTGACGTGGCTAGGCATCGGGTTCGTGACGTTCCTAATTGTGGTCATCATCTATACAGGCATGACAGACGAGTGATACCTGTTTACGGCTGGCTTCCGTTATGGTCGGAAGATAAGAAAATACTGGTGCAGGTGTTTACATCTGCAGACGGCCTGA